TCACCCGCGCGCAGGCCTGTCGCCGCACCGACGACGATCATGCGCGCCAGCGTCGGGTGCGCCGGCACCGCCCCCTACCTTCGGCACGCCCTGCCGAGCCGCGTCCGCGAGGAGCCACACCTGCTCGCCGGTCAGGATCTCGGCGCGGGTGACCGCCTTGTCGCCGCGGCGCCGAGTGGCGATGCCGGCACATGGGGATTTACGGAGCAGGCCGTCGGACACGGCCATGTTCATGCACCCGGCGAGCTGGCCGGAATAGTTCCGCACCGTCGTATCACCGAGGCCATCGCAACCCTTCACCCACGGGCGGCCGGTGCGCAGCTCGTGCTGCCAGTCACGCACATGCGAGCCGCGGAGCTTGCCGATCGGGATGTCGGCGAGCCGACCGAGGTTGCGGCCGACCTGCTCGCGCACCTTCCGGGTCCCGTCGGTGTGCGCTGCCTGCTCCCACGAGCGCCACAGGTGGGTGACGGTGATCTCCTGCGACTTCGGGTCGATCCAGTCACCGTCGCGGACCTCCTTCTCGCGGTCGCGAACCCAGTCCTTCGCATCCCGCTCGAAGTCGAATGTCTTGGTGCGTTCCTTGCCGTCGGCGCCGATGTAGCGCGCGACCCACCGCACCTTCCCGCCGCGGATGCGCTTCTGGGGCTTCATCAGTTTCTCCTCATCCACAGCTCTTTCCACACCCGCACGATGCGGACGGTGACACCGAGGTGATGGGCGATCGCACCCTCGTGCGTGCCGTGAAGGCGTTCGGCCTCTCGGTATTCGGCAGGGGTGATGAGCAGCTGGGCAGCGAACTCGTCGGCCTGGCGCTCCTGCTTGGCGTGCAGTAGATCGTCGAGCGCACACCGATGTCCGTAGTGGTGGTGCCCCAGCTCGTGGCCGAGCGCGCTCACGGCATCACGTTGGCGCAGTCCGGATTTGAGGACGATGCACCGGTGAGAGGGGTAGTACCTGGCCGGCTCACTGCTGGGGATATCGCCCTCGACGACGAAGATCCCAGCAGCAGCGACGGCGTCGTAGAGCCGCTTCACCACCGGTCCTACGGCGTGTAATCGTGGTCCGTCGAGTCATCGTCGTACTCGTCGTCGCCCCGGGTCATTGCCACGTACTCCTCTCCCTCCAAATCCTCGAGAGTAGGAGCGGACTGCGGTTTGAGTTGGTGGACAGTGCCACCCGTGCGCCCGGGGGTGCGCCACTGCAGCGTCGGATTGAGTCGTGTTGCGAGTTCGAGGGCCAGTTCGCCTTCGGTGGCGGTCTCAACGAGCTTGCCTTCGCCTTCGAGGAATCCGTACACCTCGCTGTATTCGAGCTTGTCGAGTTCGACGAGGGCGTCGATGGGGCTCACATGGAGTGCGCGAGCCAGTGCGATCAGGTCGTCGGCGCTGAGCCCTTCCGCCAGGCGGTTCTGCGCTGTCTTGCGTGAGACACCCAGGTGCTCGGCGATTTCCGTGACGGTGATGCGCCGGCGGGTGACCTCACTGAACCATGCTCGTTGATCGCTCATGGACGGCAATGCTACTGAGTAACTTTTTACCCGTCAAGTGAGCATCAACCTGCACATTCGCCCACTTCACTACACACCACTTGCGTCATTTGATTGCCAAATCACATCGGTGTGGGTTAACTTCTACCCATCGCACCGCTAAGGGAGGTGAAAGTGCGAATGTTTCTACTCAGTTTGGACGAGATCGAGCGGGTGAAGCGCGCTCACCGCATCCGGAGCGTCACCGGACTCGCCGAGGTTACGGGCCTGACGCGGAAGACCTGGTCTACCGCCCTCCGTGATCGGCGGCCCACTCCTCAAGTCCTGGAAGCGCTGGCCCGCCTCGGTGCTCGACCCGACCGCGTCCTCATCGCCGACGAAGCCGCTATCTCCATGTCCGCGTAGGAGCCGACTCCGTGAACTCGACACACATGTCCGTGAAGCAGCTGGCTGCGCGGTGGAGCTGCCCGGTCAGCGCGATCTACCAGCAGGTGCGCTCCGGCGGCCTGGCCGCACTCCACATCGGCCAGACGATCCGCATCCCGATCGCAGAGATCGAGCGCTTCGAAGCGCAGAACACGACCGGCGGCGACGAAGTCGGCCGGCGACGCAAGACCCGATCCGCATAAGAACGGCCGCCAGGTGGGCGAACACCTGACGGCCACGACAAGAGATGGGAACCCAATGTCACGCACGAGCATACCGCGGAGGGACCGACGAACTGGCCGCCGCATCTCGCTCCTTCTGATCCTGACGTTCCTCGGCGCGGCCACCGTTGGCGCCTGCGACTACACGAGCGAGCCGGTCGTCATCGGCGAGTACAAGGCTCCGACCGAAACCTGGGAGGACCAGTGATTACCTTCCTGTTCGGCTTCGTCACCGCATTCGCCGTCTCGGGAATCGCAGCTGTTGCCTTCGGACTGCACCTGCGCCACAAGAGCGAATCCTCCGAGTTCACCGAAGAGGACGCCCAGGCCACCGCCGAGGAGCTCCTCGCCGAACTCGGCGACTCCATCCGTTACGCCGGGGCGATCCTCACCATCGGGTATCACCCCGACGATCCCGAGTCGATCGTCATCCAGGGGCACGTCGGGCCGGGCCGCACGTTGTGCGATCGCTGTGTCGGCGAGTCCCTCGCCCAGACTGCACAGCGCCTCCTCGAGCGCACTCCGCATCACCGCACCGGCGGTCAGCGATGAACGGGCCCCGACGCTCCGATGTCACCCTCTCGGCCGCCATCGGCACCGCGTTCCTCCGCGGCTTCCGCGATCACAAGACCACCCGCGAGCAGGAGGGGAAGACTGCCGCGGCTCCCGAGGCGCCGGAGTCGGGGGATTCCGGCTCCGGCGCCACCCCCACCACCTCCTGATCTCCGGCGGCGGTGCGGGACTACTCCGCCGCATCGCCGCCGGCATCCACGAAAGACGAACCCAATGACCGAACAGATCGATATCCGGGCAGCCGCTCTGACCATGGCGCAGGAGGCCGCGAAGCACTCCGAGAACAGGCCGATTCTCGCGCTCGACTACGCCAACGCCGCCGAGGCCCTGCACCGCCTGGCCGACATCGAGGATCGTCTCGACTTCGCGCCGAGCCAGCACGCCGTCTCCCGGGCGAAAATCGCGAACGAGCTCGATGCCACGGGCCCTCTCGAGGTCCTCACGCTCCTCGGTGACGAGGTGCGGATCCTCGCCAGCCTCGCAACCTCCAGGCTCGCCGATGGCCCCCGCGACCAGCGCGTACAGGACCTGCTCGACCGCGCGAGGCGAGCACTGCAATGAGCGCGCACCCGTACCCCGACCCAGCCGACAGCTGGGATCCCCTGCCGCCCAGCCCTCCCGGGCACGGCCCGTGGGAGCTCGTCGACCAGCGCGCCTACCACCGCGCATGGAAGGACGACCTGCCCGTCGCGATCGTCGACGTCGTCCACGGCGACCGACACCAGACCAAGTACTTCATCGCACACATGAACGGAGGCACCCGATGAGCACCCGCCTCGCCGAATGGACTCCCGAGGACTCCGACGCTCTCGACGTCGAGATCCTCGTCGAATGCCGGCGCCGCGCCCCGATGCGCCGCTCGAAGATGGGCTACGCCGAACGCGGCGTCATGATCACCGCCGCGCGCACTCTCGCCGCGAAGGGACGTGACGACGAGGCTATCGCCGAGCATCTCGGCATCACCTCGCGCTCGATCCTCCGCTGGAAGAAGTCCCTCGCAGCCAGTGGGGAGGCGTGGGCATGAGCGCACCCGACGAGATCCTCGACAGCGTCCTCGACGTCGTCAACGAAATGCCCAACGTCGACGGCCACGGAGCGTGGCGCGAGGTAGGCCCGCTCGAATGGCAGCGCATCTGCGAGAAGCACACGCACGCCACTGCGTACATCGAGATCAGCACACCCGGCGACGAGATCGAGATCGCGCACCTCGTCGCCGATCCGGATCCCGAGGCGAACAAGCCCGTCTTCGACGACGGCGCCGCGGCCGACCGGGCTCGCGAGATCGCTCTCGACTGCTCCCTGGGGGTGACTCCGTAATGGCACGTCTCGACGTTCCCGACACCTACGCCCACACCATCACCACGCAAGGCTGCGACGACAGCGCCACTGTTCGTATCGAGCTCACGCGCGACGAGGCGCGAGCTGTCGCCAAGGTTGCTCGCGAGATCAACTACGCCTCGGACTACAGCTGCATGCCGAAGCTCTACATCGAAGAGGGCGTGGCCGAAAAGGCGACAGGGATCGAGGTGGACGAATGACCCTCGATCTCACCCCCGGCTCGCCCGAGTGGCGCCGCACCGTCACCGCCTCGAAGGTCCCTGCCATCCTCGGCGTCTCGCGCTGGCAGTCGCAGTACGCGCTGTGGCACGAGATGGCCGGCCTCGTCGACCCGGCACCGATCAGCCAGTCGACGCAGGAGCTGTTCGACTACGGTCACGCCGCCGAGCTCGCCGCCCGCGAGTACTGGCTGCGCCGTAACCCCGGCTGGCGGGCGTCGCAGGGCGAGGTGCAGTACATGCGTACCGACCTCGTCGGCATCCCGCTCGCTGTCGCCACCATCGATCGGCGTGGGTCACGTGGCAACGCCCGCAAGATCATCGAGGTCAAGACCGCACGCGACCTCGAGGAGTTCGGCGACGACGGATCGGGCGAAGTGCCGATCGACTACGCCGTGCAGATCACCTGGCAGATGCTCATCGCCCAGATCCACCAGGCCGACCTCGTCCTGTGGCCGCAGTACGGGCTGCCGCGCATCTACCCGATCGAGTTCGACGAGGAGCTGGCGAAGACCATCCTCGTCCGCGTCATCGCCTGGGTCGCTTCCATCGACTCCGGCACCCCGCCGGACCTCGACAACTCGGTCACGACGTACGAGTGCCTGCGCAGGCTGCACCCGGACATCGATCGCGGCGCCGAGGTCGAACTCGACGAGCAGCTCGCCGCCGACTACCTGCGCACCGTCGCCGACCGGAAGCTCATCGACGCCGAGGAGCGAGGTCTGAAGATCCGGATCCTCGACCGCATGGGCCGCGCCCAGTTCGCGATGTGCCAGGGCCGCAAGATCGCCGATCGCCGCAACTCCAAGGGCGACAACGTTTCTCTCTATCCGAACAGCAAGTCCGATTTCCTCGAAGGAGTATGTGCATGACCACCAACGACATCGCGCCCCTGGACGAGGCCGACATCGTCCCCTCGGGCGGAAGCTTCGTCGCGACCACCGAATCGAGCAAGGCGATCGACACCCTCATGTCGCACGCCAAGGCGATGGATATCGCATACAAGCTCGCCGAAGGCATGTGCAAGACCGCGCTCGTGCCGAGCATCTACCGCGGGAAGCCCGCCGACGGTACAGCGGCGATCCTGTACGGCGCCGAGCTGGGCCTCAACCCGATTCAGTCCCTGCAGCAGATCTTCGTCGTACACGGGACACCGGCGATCTATGCCCGGACGATGGTCGCTCTGCTGAAGGTGAAGGGCTACCACATCTGGACCGAGGAGAGCACCGACGAGTCGGTGACGGTGTGCGGACAGGCGCCTTCCGGGATCTCCGAGTCCTCTACCTGGGATATCGAGCGTGCTACGAAGGCCGGCTACGTCCCGACGGTCGATGAGAAGACCGGCAAGTTCAAGACGAACGAGAACGGCAAGCTGATCGGGAACGAGAAGTACCTCAAGGACCCGCAGGCGATGCTCTACGCGAAGGCCGCCTCGGAGGTCTGCCGCAAGCTCGCGCCCGATGTCCTCCTCGGTATCGCGCATACCCGCGAGGACCTCGAGCTCGATCCGCCGGAGGAGGCGACCGTCCAGCGCAGCGCACCGAAGCAGCGCGGTGTTGCGGGCGCCCGGGCCGCTCTCGGGATCGCCTCGAAGCAGGTGGCAGAACCGGAACCCGCGCAGGCCAGCGAACCGGCCACGGCAGAGAAGGCGCCTCCGGCGGCGACCGCTGCGGACCTCAAGCGCCTCGACGCTGCACTCACCGAGGCGGGGATCACCGACATCGGCGAGCGCCGAACCTTCCTCTCCGCACGCGCTGGCCGTGAGCTGAAGGCCGCTCGTGAGCTCACCCGTGACGAGGTCGCCTCGATCATCCGGTTCGTCAAGTCGGGCGAGGAGCAGGTGTCCGGCGGTGAGCAGTCGTGAGCGCCGACGACAACCTCCTCGACCTCGCCCGCGAACAGGTCGATGCGACGCGCGAACTCACCGAAGCGGTGCAGGCGCTGACGTCGACCCTCGGTGTCATCGCTGAGCACTTCGGTGTCGGCAACACCATCGCGTACCGCCGGAAGCTCGAGCGCGCCAACCGAGTGCGGTCCGCCCGCCGCGATTTCGAGTCCTGGAACAACCGCAGCCGCACCGACGGCGACAACTGAAGGAGCCCAGCATGTCCCAGAATCAGCCCCTGATCGACTCCGCTCGACTCCAGTTCTCCGGCCTCTCCGCCGAGGACTTCGAGGACGTGCCCCAGATCGGCGATCAGCGCACCTACACGATCCTCGCCGTCTGCCAGTCGCACACCGAGCGCGCTATGGCGAACGAAGGCACCCGCAAGAGCGTGAACATGAAGGTCGTCCGCGTCCTCTCGGGCGTCGACGAGTCGATCGAGGACGAAGTCGACGAGGAGCCGAACCTCTTCGACTCGACCGACGAGGACGGCCAGGACGACGAGCCTGAGACGCTCGGTAACGCCGCAGCGAAGATCGTGAAGTTCGACGGCCCAACCTTCTCGGCCGCCGACGAACCGGACGGCGTCGCATAGTGACCCGCCCTGAGCTCTCCGCCCTCGTCGTCGTGTGCCTCTCGGCCGCGACGGCGGGGGCGGTTCTCGCCGCCCGGGCCGTGATCCTCATCGCCGAAGCGGTCGACCGCCGAATCGAGTCGCCATGACCCCCGAGCAGCTCCGCCTTCTCACTGAGCTCGACCCGTGGCAGATCCTCGGCCTCGCCGTCGATCCCAAGGGCGCCTGCGCCGACATACGTGATCGACATGGCGCCAACACGCCACGGGATGAGCAGTGGTACGCAGCGTCGGTCACGCGCGCCACGTACCGCTGGGGCATCGCGATCACCGCCTACGGCGACTACATGCGCGAGCGCGGCGTCCGCGACCCCCAGCACGCCGTCACGCTGACCTGGGCGCAGCTCACGGCCTGGTCCGTGGCACTCACGGACGAACAGCGCGAGCGAGCCCGCCAGGCACTGACCGCAACTCGCGACGAACAGCGAGCCCTTGTCGCCGAGCTCGTCGCAGTCGCCTCACACGACGCCGAACCCACACTCTTCTAGGAGGGGCGCATGTCCCACACCCTGCACCTGTACCAAGACGACGCCGGCGAATGGCGCTGGCATCGCAAGGCCAGTAACGGCGAGATCATCTCCGACAGCTCCGAGGGGTACGTCCGGAAAGAGGACGCCCTCCACGGGATGCGAATCGCAAACGCCGACTGGCCGATCATCGCGCTCAATGAAGCTCTCGACCCCCGGGTGGCCCACGCCTCGGCGATGGCCGCGGCCGGACTCGCTCCTCGCGACATGACGCCAGCAGAGCGCGAGGTGGTACTCGAGTCGATCTATCAGACGGCCCTTCTCCTCGCGTCGAGCATTCCGCTGACGGTCACGCCCGACGAGTTCGCTCAGTCGTGCCGTGACGCGTTCGAGAAGAGCCTCGACGACGTCGTGCCGGTGGACCAAGTCTTCACCGACGCCGACATCGACGACGAGAGCGGCTCGCCATGACCATCGTCTGCCCCGTCTGTCGCCGCCGGGTGCACGCCATCGAGCACACAGACCGAGTCTGCCGGCACGACGACACCGCACACCACACCTGCCCGATGTCCGGGCGCATCTACCCGCTCGACGAAGAAGAAGGGAGGGCAGCCTGATGACCTGGTTCAAGATCGATGACAGCTTCTACGACCACCCGAAGGTCCTCGAGCTCGACATGGCATCGATCGGACTCTGGGCAAAAGCAGGGTCGTATTGCGCCCGGCATTTGACCGACGGAGTGATCACCGACCGTCAGATTCGGTCCATCGGTGGCACCCGGAAGCAGGCAGAAAAACTCGTCGCGTCGGGCCTTTGGAGCGCCGACGACGCGCCGCCGAACGATCGCCGTTACTTCTTCAATGATTGGCGGGACTTCCAGCCGTCGCGCGCCGACGTCACAGCGAAGCGTCAAGAGGCCCGCCAACGAATGGCCGAGGCGAGAGCCAAAAAGCGCGCTACCAGCACGAATAAAGAAATGTTCGCGCGAACAATCGACGAACGTTCGCGCGAAGTTCGCCAAAGTGATCAAAGCGAACGTTCGCATTACCCCGACCCGACCCGACCCGACCCGACCCGTTCTATAAGTCACCTAGAGAGTGCATCTCCCGTAAGCGAGGCGGGCGAGCGCGAAGCGCGCCCTCATGGACCGGCCGTCGATGTCGATGGATGGAAGCTCGTTCGCGAAGTGATCCCCGCCGAGCACCCCCAGGCGTCACGCACCGCCCTCGCCATGCAGGCCGGAACGCTCCTCAAGGGCGGCACCGCACCGTCTGACGTCCATGACGCACTTGCCCTGTGGCTCGCCAAGCCGAACCTCGGCCCCGGCACCCTCCCGAGCCTCGTCTCCGAGGTCATCCGCAACCGCAGCCGCCCCACCCCCGCAAGCGCCGGGCTCACCCCGTCCACCGCCGATCAGCGCTTCGCCCAAGCGCAGGCCCTCAAGAACTCCGCCGGCCCCTCGTGGCCCGGCGGATCCCTGGAGCTGACATGACCCTCACCCGCAACGACGTGATCGACCTGCTCTCGGCAGCATCGAGCGTCGATCTCCGCAAGGTCGGCGAGGCCGACGTGACCGGCTGGGGCGCGATGCTCCGCCAGGACCTCGACCGAGACCTCGCCTTCGAGGCTTTGCGCCAGCACTACGCCACGAGCTCCGAGCGCATCATGCCTGCGCACATCAACACGATCGCGGTCTCGATCCGCCGCGACCGGGCCGAGCGGGAACGCGCCGCCGAGGTCTCGGCTGCCGCGCGCGCCCTGCCCGATGCGCAACTCGCCGGCCTGCCGATCGGTGGCGCTGACGGCAATCCGGTTTGGGCGGCATACGAGGTGAACGATGCGATCTCGCGCGAGTGCCCGACGTGCAAGCAGCCGCCGGAGTGTGCGTGCGTGAACCCGATCAACGATTCGGCGCGCAAGATCCCGTGCCACGCACGCACCCGCATCCCGAAGGGGGCGGCGTGACGTTCGTCGTCGGCCTCGACCCCAGCCTCACGGCCGCTGGAATCGCCGCAATCGCCCATCCCCTATACGCGGGTACCCCCAACGTCCCCCGATGCGTCTCCGTGGGCGCTGGAGGGTCGAGCGTCGCCACGGACGCCGAGTCCGCACTGCGCATCGAGCGGCAACGTGACGCGATCCTGCGCTCGATGCCTGCGAAGGTCTCGCTCGTGGTCGTCGAAACACTCCCGCGACCCAACCCGAACGCACCCGGCAAGCACTCCGAGCGCTGTGGGCTCTACTGGGCGCTGCTCGCCTTCCTCGCCGCACGCAAGATCCCCATCGCGACCGTCTCACCGACGACGCTCAAGAAGTTCGCGACCGGCGACGGACGCGCCGAGAAGCCCGCCATGCTCGCTGCGGCCCGCGAGCTCTGGCCGCACGCGAAGGTGCGTGACCACAACGCCGCCGACGCGCTCCTGCTCGCCTCGATGGGCGCACACCGGCTCGGATGGCACGAACCCGAACTGCCCTGCCATGTCTCACCGAACGTCAACTGGCCGAAAGGAATCCGATGAGCATCGAATCGAGCGGCTCTGCTCGACAGTGGGATATCGGCGATCCCGAACCAGCCGAGGACGTGACCGCGGTGTTCTCGGTTCACTTCGACGACACCGACGAGTACGAGGGCGGGGTGCCACTGCGGTTCGGCCGCACCTACAGCGGCGACTGGAAGACCTACCTATTCGGCGGCAAGGCGTACTACGACTGGGCCGAACTGGTTCGCCGTTTCGGGCCCGTCAGGGAGGGGTTCAAATGAGCGAGATCCATACCGACGACAGCCTGAAGGTGGTCCGCGAAGCACTCTGTGTCGCACAGACGGCTATCGGGATCTTCTGGACTCAGCCGAACATCCGGCCGCGTCACATCGAGACTCTGCAGAACCTCATCGATGACATCGACCGCCAGCGACCGATCGGAACAGACGGGAAGCACGGAAACCTGCACACGCCGACCTGCGGATGCGAGGACAAGCCGTGACCAACGCCTCGTGCCACAACTGCGGCCGCATCGTTCCCGACCACTTCCCGCTCTGCGACACCTGCACCGCGACGCTCACGAGCGACCTGCTCGCCGTGCCGAGCCTCATCGCCGACATGACCGTCACCCTCACCCGGCAAGCCCGCATGAGCCGCGGCAAGACCGTCGGCAAGAGCGCCGAAACACTCCTGCCCTACGCAGCCGACCGCAACGGCAACCCCCGAGCCTTCCCGCTCGACGCCATCGTCAACGCCGTCGGCGGATGGGCACGCAGCGTCGCCGACACCCTCGACGTCGACCTGGGCGACGTGCTCGAGCGCCGGGGCCTGCGCCAGCTCGCCGGCAACAACCGCGGAGGTGGACGGCCTGACCCGGCAGCGCTCACGGGAGAACCGCTGCTGCCCATCGAGCTCGCCGCAGTGTGGCTCGCCTGTCACCATCACGACCTGCGCCGGTACCCGTACATCGACGAGCTCTACGACGAGATCACCGACGTCGTCGCCAGCGCACGCTCGGCCATCGACAACCAGCCCGGCCTCGTCTACAAGGGTCCTTGCAGCGCGGTCATCGAAGGGGGCCTGTGTGAGACCGACCTCTACGCCGAACGTGGTGAGGACTGGGTCAGGTGCCGGCGGTGCGGTGCCATGCACAACGTGCAGATCCTCGACGACCAGGCGCTGCGCAACGCCGAGCAGATGAGCTTCACCGTGCCCGATCTCGTGCGCGTCCTCGCCGCCTACGGAGAAGACGTACGTGCCAACACCATTCACGTGTGGGCGAATCGGCGTGAGCTACGGCCGCGAGGCTGGCGCACACCCGACGGGCAGATCACCGACCACTGGATCCGGCGTAGCGACCAGCCCGTCTACCGGCTCGGTGATGTGCGCGTGCTTATCGCTCAAGCCGAGCGTCGACAGGCGGCGACACGCAACGTGGGTGCGTGAAGGTGACAACGCGCTGACCTGCGTGTAATCATGAAGGCGAACTACCCGACGTGTCTCTACCGTCGGGTTTCGTCGTATCTGGACCCAGCCAACTTCAGGAGGGTCGATGCTCACAGTCGTCATCGGCCCGCCCGCCGCAGGCAAGAGCACCTGGTGCCGGCAGCAGGCCGGACCCGACGACGTGATCATCGACCACGACCTCATCGCCCTCGCCCTCTCACCGCCACGCGACGGCGAGTCCAAGCACGAGCACAGCAAAGCCGTGAAGGCCGTGACCAAGGCGGCGCGTCAAGCGGCCATCGACAAGGCACTCACCCTCAGCCGTGACGTCGACGTCTACCTCATCCACTCCACACCGAGCCGCCAGCTCCTCGACACCTACCGAGCCCGAGGCGCACGGATCCAGGTGATCGACCCTGGCATGGACGTCGTCCTCGAACGAGCCAAGCGAGAGCGGCCATGGTGGATGCAGGGTGCCATCCGCAACTGGTACGCCCAGCAGGACCCGACACGTGGTGTGACCAAGGGGAAGCGGCCGGCCTCTCGACACGAGCGCGGACTCGGCACTCGACACGATCACCAGCGGACGCGGCTCATGTCGGCTCACATCGATGGCACGGCGTGCTGGTGGTGTGGCGAACCGATGTACCGGGACCGGACCCGCAACCCGGACTACGACCCCGACGGCGGACCAGCATCGGGCAGTCTCGCGGCCGATCACACCCATGCACGAACCCATGGGGGCGAGGTCGCCGACCGGCTCCTGCATGGCCTGTGCAACAAGCGGCGCGGGGACGGCTCGCGAGACCACCTGCGGCCCACCGCTCCCCCGCCGGCCGAACCCTCCGACGCCCCACGGGCGCTCACGACGAGGGCCTGGCTGTGACCACCTGATCGACCCCTGACGCGACGGGCTGCCAGCGAGGCAGCTGGACGGCTGCATGAGCGCGCTGGGGCCGAAGGGAGGGGGCCTCGCCATCACGGCGGGGCCCCATCCCCGGACTCCTCCGGTCGCCGCCAGTCCTCCATTTTTACGCGCCCGCTGTAGCCACGTGCAGGAGGTGCCCCAGGATGCCCCCAGTCAGCCGAGCGGAGGCTCTCCGACCATCGGGCATGGGTCCCGCTGGGGTCGCTGTCTGGGACGAGCTCACGTCGCCCTGTATGGCCGCTGTGGACCTGGCCCTCGCGGCCGAGGCCGCCCGGATCGCCGACCGACTGTCCCGGCTCGACGCGGTGCTGACCGGAACGAGCGACGAGTGGCTGCGCCTGATCCCGGCCCGGGACGACTCCACCGAGTACGTGCTCCGAGTGACCGGGGCGATGCAGGAAGCCAGGCAGCAAGCAGTCGTGCTCAAGCAGATCCGTGCGGAGATCATGAGGGGGCGCAGTGACAGCGGCGGGAGCGACGATCGAGAGGACGACATCCTCGCCGACCTATGAGGATTGGCCGACACTCACCGGCCGGCAGAAGCCGCACCACCTGCTCGAGCAGGCCGGAGATCACGCCCTCGGGGAGAAGGCACTCACGCTCGCGGCCCGCGCCGGCAGCCGATCGATGCCGTGGCAGCGCGATGCCCAGCTCGCGATCCTTGCGAAGCGACCGGACGGAATGTGGACGCACCCGCTGTGCGTGATCATTTGCCCACGTCAGAACGGTAAGTCCGAGATCCTGATCGTCCGCGTCCTGTTCGGGCTCTTCAAGCTGGGCGAGAACATCATCTACACCGCCCAGAGGTGGACGACCGCTGAGGACATCTACCTGCGCATTTGGGCGCTGATCGAGGGGCAGCCGTCGCTGCTCCGGAACGTCGTCAAGCACACCTGCTCGCAGGGCCGCGGCACGATTCACCTGAAGAACGGCGGGAAGGTCGTCTTCACGACCCGGTCGGCCGATGCCGGCCGTGGCTTCACCAAGCTCGACCTGATCATCTACGACGAGGCGTACTCGCTGACCGACGGCGAGATGTCTGCTCTCGCGCCGCTGAAGATGGCTGCCGACGATCCGCAGACGATCTTCGCCTCGTCGGCGGTGAACGAGGCGCAGCACCCGGACGGGTTCGTGCTCTCGGGGATGCGTGAGCTCGGCCTGTCGGGTGAGCCGGACGATGTGTACTTCTCGGAGTTCATGGCTCCGGAGGAGATGGATCGCGACTCCGAGGACACCTGGCGATATGCCAGCCCGTCGTACGGCGTCATCCAGACGGCGGCGAAGATCCGCAACACGCAGCGCGAGCTCGGCGTGACGGCCGGCGGAAAGATCAGCTTCGACGTCGAGATCCTCGGTCGTGGCCGCTGGCCGACCGACCTGAGCGGCGAAAGGTTCGAGCCCGTGATCGATCTCGACGCATGGCGTGACCACGTGGTCGCCGAGCCGGAGCTGGACTTCGACGACTTCGCCGTCTCCTTCGATATGCCCGAGGATCGCTCGGTGCTGACGATCGGCGCGGCGACGCGGCGTGTCGACGGCGGCATCCACTACGAGGTGGTCTTCCACGGCAAGGCCCGCGACGCGGTCGAGACGCTCACGAAGGTCAACGAGAAGAATCCTCGCGCGGTGTGCGTCTCGCGTTCGTCGCCTGCGATGTCGATCGTCCCTGACCTCGAGGACGCCGGTGTCGAGATCGTGCTGGTGAACGAGCAGCAGCAGGCGCAGGCGAACGGCGCGCTCGTCGACGAGCTCGCAGCGGATCTCACCTCCCACACCGGTGACGAGCTGTTCGAGAGCGCGCTGCAGGTGGCCGAGAAGCGATCGGCCGGCGCGGGTGGCGCGTGGACCTGGGACCGCAAGACGGGCTCGGTGATCTCGCCGATGGTCTGTGTCTCACTCGCCCGCTTCGGAATGTGGGCAGAGGTTGAGCAGGCACCCGCCGAATCGAAGTACGAAACCGAGGATCTCTTCATCGTCTAGGAGGCGTGGTGCGCTGGAAGCAACTGCATGTCCGACCGCGGGTGACCGTGAACCTGCTGTCTGGGACGGCGGTGACCGGCGTAGTCGTCGACTCGTCGGGGCCGCTACTGACTCTCAAGTCCGCGGTCGTTCACGACGAGGGTGGAGAGTCTGCGCCGGCCGACGGCGAGATCGTGATCGACAAGGCGAATATCGACTTCATCCAGGCACTTTCGTAGGGGGTGGCGCATGGCATTCGTAACCTCCGAAGGGACCCTGCAGTCACTGTCGCGTCCGGAGCTCCCACGATCCGACAATCTCAGCCTGACATGGGAAGACACCCGCTCGAAGTCGTACTACGAGATGTGGCGCACCCAGCACGCGGTGCGCACCTCGGTGACGTTCCTGGCGCGCAATATCGCTCACCTCGGCGTGCACGTATTCCGGCGCAACGGCGATGCCGATCGCGAACGGCTGACCGAGCATCCCCTGGCGCAACTGCTGTCTCGACCGGGTCCGAAGACGACGCGATACCGATTGTTCGACGCACTCGTTCATGACCTGGCGATCTACGACCGGGCGTACTGGCTCAAGGTCAAGGCGTCCGACGGAGTTGCCAGCCTGCAGCGTCTACCAGTCCAGTTCGTCACCCCCAAGGGCGAGAGTTGGGTATCGCCCGAGCGATTCGAGATCAAGGGATCGAAGGGGAAGATCGAGGTCGCGGCCGAGGAGGTCGTGTACTTCCGCGGCTACAGCAACACCACCGAGGGCGGTGAGTCTCCGCTCGAAGGCCTGCGGCAGGTTCTCCTCGAGGAGTACGAGTCCTCAAGGCTGCGGGCTCAATTGCTCAAGAACGGCGCTCGGACTTCCGGCTACCTCGAACGTCCACTCGCTGCGCCACCGTGGTCCGCGGAGGCGAAGAACAAATTTGCGACGGGGTGGCGAGCGCAGTATTCGGGCGATGGGTCGAGGCCCGGAGGCACGCCGATCCTCGAAGATGGAATGCAGTTCAAGCCTGCCGCCCAGACTTCGGAGCAGCTGCAGTACATCGAGGCTCGCAAGCTCACCCGTGAAGAGGTTGCGGCGGCGTACTTCATCCCGCCGACGATGCTCGGCCTGATGGGTGGGGCGACGTACTCGAACATCCGCGAACAGCACAAGCAGCTGTACCAGGACTGCCTCGCACCGTGGCTGCAGATGATCAAGGAAGAGATCGAGCTGCAGCTCGTCCCTGATCTCGGCGACACCGAGGGCGTGTACGTGGAGTTCAACCTCCGCGAGAAGCTCACCGGATCGTTCGAGGAACGGGCGACGCAGATCCAGACCTCGGTCGGCGCACCGTATCTGACCCGCAACGAAGCCCGGGCGCTGGACAACCGGCCGCCCATCGAAGGCGGCGACGAGTTGATCGTGCCGCTCAATGTGCTGATCGGCGGCCAGGCGTCGCCGACGGACGTGTCACCGACAGAGTCGGGGATCTCGAACGGCCAGGAGCCGAACCCGGCTGATGACGTCGAGGACGAACCCGACGATTCCGATCAGCCCGAGGAGGGCAACGAATGAACACGAAGTCGTGCCCGATCAAGGTCAAGGCCGGCGCGGACGCCGGGCTCGAGGAAGGCGAGTTCTACGCCTACGCCTCGGTCTTCGGCAACAAGGACAGCTACGGCGATGTCGTCCAGCCGGGCGCCTTCGCGAACACGCTCGACGCCTGGTCGAAGAAGGACGCGGTCATCCCCTTGCTGTGGGGGCACAAGACCGACGACCCGGACTACAACATCGGCGAGATCCTTTCGGCCGAGGAAGACGAGCGCGGCCTGAAGGTTCATGCCCGCCTCGACCTCGAGGAGCCGAAGGCGAAGCAGACATACAAGCTCCTCAAAGCGGGTCGCGTTTCCCAGATGTCGTTCGCATACGCCATCGTCGACGGCGAGTACGTCCAGCCGACGGGTGAGGGAAAGACCTGGCGCGACGCGTACTACTCCCTCAAGGAGCTCGACCTGTTCGAGGTATCGGTCGTCCCGATCGGTGCGAACCAAGAGACCGAAATCCTCGCGGTCAAAGCCGCCGCCGAGTCCCTCCGTGCGAAGGCCGGCCGCGCGCTGTCCGCGAAGAACGAAGCCACGCTGCGCGATGCGAAGAAGCAGCTGGAGGAGGCCGCGTCCTCCATCGATGACGTGCTCGCAGTCCTCGGCGACGAAGTCGACGACGAGGACGGAGACAACGAAGACCAGGACCAGACCAGCGGTGAGGAGTCGACCCCGGGGAGTTCTGACGAGAACTCCGCCGGCAAGTCCGCTCCAACCCCGTCCGTCTACCTGGCGAGTAAGGCCGCGCTCCTCGAGCGTGAGCTCGAAGTGATCGCGTAACCCACTACGACCAGGAGGTCACATCATGAGCAAGGCACGTCTGAAGAGCCTTCAGGAAGAGGCTCAGGCCGCCGTCAAGAAGGCCCGCGAGATCGCCGAGAAGGCACAGGCCGAGGGTCGCGAGATGACCGCGGACGAGGGCGGTGAGTACCAGACCGCGATGACCAAGGGTGGCGAACTGCTCGAGCAGATCAAGGCCGTCAAGCGTGACCTCGAAGTCCTCGAGAAGGCCGACGAGATGGCCGCGGCTATCGGGCTTCCGTCCGACGATCCGGTCCACGACACTATCGCCCGGATGCGGGCAAAGTCGCTCGGTCTGCAGATCGTCGACTCGCCCCAGTTCAAGGCTGCGATGGCGCCGTTCAAGGGCGGGCACGTCCCTGAGCGCTCCGCATTCTCGACGGCGCCCATCGACGTGAAGGGTCTGTTCGTCGGCGGTGGCACCGGCGGCGACAGCTCGGCCGGCGCATTCGTCGTTCCGGAACAGACCGGCATCGTCGAGATGCTCGGCCGCAAGGAACTGAAGATCCGGGATCTGATCTCGCTTCGCCGCACCGCATCCGACACGGTCGAGTACGTCGCCCAGACGTCGCACACGAATGCGGCCGCGCCAGTGCCCGAGGCGACGACCTCGGCGTCTCCGACGTCGAACCCGGAGACCGGCGCGGTGGTTCTGCCCACCGGTGGCGGCTACAAGCCCGAGGGTTCGTGGGCGTTCGAGCGCAAGACGGCGGTCGTGAAGACGATCGCCGAGTGGGTGCCCGCCACCAAGCGCGCACTTGCCGACGTCGCCGCCCTCGAAGGTCTCATCAACGACGAGTTGCGCGCCGATATCGCCGAGGCTGAGGAGGGTCAGGTCCTCAACGGCGACGGCTCCGGCGAGAACCTCACCGGCATCAACAACTGGTCCGGCGTTCAGACGCAGACCTACGCCACCGACCTCATCACCACCGTGCGTAAGGCGATCACCAAGGCTCGCACCATCGGCCGTGTCGCCCCGAACGCAATCGTGGTGAACCCGATCGTCGCCGAGGCGATCGACCTGCTGAAGGATGCGGAGAACCGCTTCTACTACGGCGGCCCGTTCGCTTTCGGACCTCGCACCATGTGGGGTCTTCCGGTCGTTGAGTCCGAGACGCAGCCGGTCCCGACTGCGCTGGTCGGCGACTTCTCGAAGGCCGTGTTGTGGGACCGCGAGCAGACCACGGTGACGGTGACGGATTCGCACGCGGACTTCTTCATCCGCAACATGGTCGCGATCCTCGCCGAGGAGCGTGTCGCGTTTGCGGTCACCCGCCCGACGGCGTTCGTCAAGGTCGCGACCAACCTCACCTGATCCCACGAAAGGAGAAGATCCAATGGAACTCTCTGAGTACACCGTGGTGATCAACGGCTACGAGGCGACGCTACAGCTGACCGAGGAGGATGCGCGCAAGCGTGGACTTACGAAGTCGAACATGGTGAAGCCCACGTCCGCAGTGAGCAAGTCGCGCACGACCGCGAACAAGTCCCGCACCGCGCAGAACAAGGGCGACTGACGTGGAGCCGCTCGTCGGGATCGCACAGTTCCGTGAGTTGCTCGCGGGATCCGGACTCGAGGAGTGGCAGCTCGGCGTCGCCTCCGCGGCTATCCGCTCCTACTGCGGATGGCACGTCACGCCGGTCGTCATCGAAACCGTCACGCTCGACGGCGACGGCGGCACGATCCTGAGCCTGCCCACCCTGCGCCTGGTCTCCCTCGTGGAAGTCCGGGTGCAGGGTGAGGCGGTCGAGGACGTCGAGTGGTCATCGGACGGCAGCCTGCGCGGCAAGTGGCCGGACCGGTGGCGGTCGATCGAGGTGACGATGGAGCACGGCTACGACCAGCCGGCGGATCTGCTCGGCGTCCTGGTCGACGCTGCGGCGCGGGCGGTGAACTCCGAACTCGGGGGCGCCGCCGAAACCATCGGCCCGTTCAGCTTCACGGCATCGGAGGGGTCGACGGTGATGTACGCGCACGAGCTGCAGATCCTCGACCGGTATCGGCTACCGAGGTTGCCATGAGCGAAGTGGTGTACCGGATCCGGAAGACCCCCGGCGGTCTGGATCGGAAGAACAACCCGATCCCGTCGACGACCACCCGGGAGCCACTGAAGGCGAAGGCGGTGGCGCCCGGTGCGTCCCGTCGCAATGCGCGCCTCGCGCGTAACGGCGAGACCATCGAGTACACCGTCTACTTCCTGCCCGCCGTCGACCTGACGAACGACGACCAACTCGAGATTCGCGGGCTGCCGTGCAACGTCCGAATCATGGATTGGCAGTCGGCGTTCGGCACCGGGCGCCGGGGGCAGGAAGTCCTCGCCGTGATCGGAAGGGGGTGAATCATGGCATCTCGCAGTGGGATGAAACTCCGGCTCGACCGGGCCGGTGTCCGTGAACTCCTCATCTCTCAGCCGGTGCGCGCAATGGTCGACGGCGTCGCCGCACAGGTGGCGGCGAACCTCCGATCGTCACTGCGACCGGATATCGCCGAGACGGTGCAGGTGTCCTCGTACACCTCGGACCGTGCCGCCGCGTCGGTGGCGATCTGCCATCCGGCGGGGAAGGGGATGCAGGCCAAGCACGGCTCGCTCACCCGCGCCGCCGCGGCAGTCGGTCTCGAGGTGAGGTCGCGGTGAAGGCGGCACGCGCACCGGCCGACGCAGCCGACCGTGTCGAAGAGTTCCTGCACGGACAGTTCGACCCGTCCGTGCTGACCGTCGGCATGTCCCTGCCGAAGAAGTGGACGCCTACCGATACGCCGGCTGTGGTGGTGTTCGACGACAGCGGACCGCAGCAATGGCCGGTGTCGACGTCACCGCAGATCCGCCTCACCGTGTGGGCCGACGGACGCACTCGTGCCCGTGACCTGGCGGGTCGTTGCATCGGACTGCTCCTCTCACGTCGCGTCCCCGGAATCGCCAACATCAAGCCGGGCTCGTTCCTCATCGACGACCGGGATCCCGACAACGACGGGTTCATGGCGAGCGCCACCGTCATCGCCAAGATTCGCACCAAATCTCTCTGAGTCACCGCGAGGTGACCGACCGCCCTTGGAAGGGGTGTATTTCGCATGACCGCACCAGCTGTCAATCCCGACGCTTCACGGATCTGGGACGAAGCCGAGGTCTACGTCGTGGAGCGCTCGGCCGTAACCGACATCTCGACGCTCATCCCCGCGACCGTCACGGCAGAGCCGAACGCGGCGTGGGAGTTCGTCGGCCTGATCGACGCAGCCGCCGGCATCCCCGTCACACCCGAACTCGAGATCGTGCACTACGACGCGTTCGGGCATTCCCGCTACCGCAGCAAGGCACGGAAGGGCACGGTCTCGACCGGCTTCACCGCGCTCGAGGACAACTCGGTGACACGCAAGTTCGTGCTTCCCGGGTCGGAGCCCGGCAAGATCGGCGCCCCGAAGGGCGTGTACTTCTACACGATGTACGTCCTGCGTGACGAGGACATCATCACCGACATCTGGGTGTCGCTGCGACCGGCCCTGTTCGAGCTCGGTGCCTTCACCAAGGCCGAGGGTGAGCAGGAGATGTACGCGATCACCGTGCATCACGCCAACGACCCGAACCGCGACGTGTTCGAACGCGTCGAGACGGCGGCGCCCACGGGCCCTTGATGGCCGGGTTGGGTGTTCCCGACCCCGATCCGGCTGTCATATCAGGGGAGCCGGACGTGGATCCGGCCGACGACGAACTCGACTGAATGACCCCAGTCGCCCGGTGGAGTGCAGCCCACCGGGCGGCTGGCCCTACTCGCTGCACGAGGAGCGTCGATGCGTACACCTTCCGACTCCGAGATCCGAATGGCAGCCGAGCAACTCGGGCATATCCGCCCTGGCGAACCAGTGCCCCCACGGATCCGGGCGAAGGTTGCGAAGGCGCTCCAGCTCGCGGTGCAGATGGACGCGGCCGACGAAGCGACCACCGCTTCGTCGGCCGGGTTCGTCTCCACCATCACCACCACCCACGCCGGCCTGATCGAGGCCGGCCTTCCAGACGATGTTGCGGCCCGCGTGGTCGCAGCGATTGCGCCTGACGTCTGGCGCGCGAACCAAGGAGCTGCACATGCCGAAGGTCCACGATGACGACTTCGAAGATGAGATCTACGACGATGTCGAGGTGATCGACGCGGACGAGTACGACGACGATCCCGAACCGGAAGTCATCGAACCGCCGCGCCCCAACCGTGAGCAGCGGCGCAAGAAGAAACGCAGCGCCACCACCATCCCCGATACCGCACCGCGGCCCCGCGACCGGCAGCCGAAGCGATCCACTCAGCAGTCCGAAGCCGAGGACGTCGAGATCATCCTCACCCTCTGGGACGAGGAACTGCGCATCGACCGCTCCGCGATGGCCGTGTCCTGGGACTTCCAGGAAGGTGCCGTCAACAAGAATCCGCTGCAGATGGTCAAGGGTCTGCTCGGGCAGAAGCAGTTCGGCTGGTTCTGCATCAAGGCCCGACAGGAAGGGCTCAGCCCGTTCGAGGCCGCGAACAAGGTCATGGAGCTGTTCGCCGAGGAAGGCGGATTCGAGTCGGTGGGAAACTCCTAGGCCTCCTCGCGCTGCTGTCCCGGAAGGCGGACGTCGTCGAAGCTGACCTGCGTCGCTTCTACGGCGTCCGCCTGCGGGACCTGTGGCGCCAAGACGAGGAGGGGTTTCCCCTGCTGACCCACCGCGAGGTGTGGGTGTACGTCCGTCATCTGCCGCGTGATTCGGCGCTGGCGATCGATGACAACGGTGGACTTATGCCCTGGTCGATGGTCGAGCATCTGCTCGCCGACCGGTGGGAGCAGGAAGCGAACCGCGGCAAGAAGAAGGACACGCCGGTGATCCGCAATCCGCGGCGTCTCGAGGTGCAGTCGAAACAGATGGCGCAACGCGGCAGTCGGAAGCGGGCGGCGTTCGAACGCGCGAAGGCGCGGCGCGAGAGGTATTTGCGCACAACGAAATAGGGGGTGCCTCGGTGGCGTCTATCGGCTGGGCGAGTCTCCAGATCATTCCGTCCTTCCGCGGTGGTGCGGGCCAGATCACGGGGCAGCTGTCCGGGCCGATGCGTCAGGCCGGCCAGCAGGCAGGCGAACAGGCCGGCCGCGCCGCCGGGGAAGGCATGGCGTCCGGCATCGAGTCCGCGCGGGCTGCGGTGTCGAAGGCGTCGGCGAAGCTCGCCGCGGCTCGGGACAAGGAAGCCGACGCGGCCGGCAAGGTCCGTGTCGCCGAGGCGAAGCTGCAGGAGCTGCGAGACAAGGGCAATGCCTCTGCCTCGCAGCTCGCCGCGGCGGAGGAGCGTCTCGCGTCGGCGCAGCGTGGTGCGGATCGTGCGCAGCAGGCACGCATCACGGCGGTCAATGATCTGACCGCAGCGCGCGCCCGGGCGGCCAGCGCAGCCAATGAGGACGAGCAGGCCACCCGCCGGTGGCGTGACTCGCTCGACGGCATCGGAAGCTCGGCATCGAACGCCGCGAAGTCCGTGGCCGGAATGGCCGTCGCGGCCGCCGGCATCGGTGGCGCGATGGAGCTCGTCGGCCAGGCCTTCGAGAACATGGACATCACCAGCAACCTCGCGGCGCAGCTCGGAGCCACCGGGGATCTTGCTGCCGAGTACGGCGAACACGCAGGTCAGCTCTACAAGTCCGGCATCGCCGGATCGATGGAGGAAGCCGCGTCGGCGATCGGCATGGTCGCGAACAGCTTCCGCACCGCAGGGTTCGAAGGTGAAGCCTCGATGGAGCAGATCGCCGCGAACGCAACGACGTTCTCCAAGGTCTTCGAGCAGGACGTCGGAAACTCAGTGCAGACCGCCTCGCAGCTGATCCAGAACGGGCTCGCGAAGGACAGCACCGAGGCCTTCGATCTGATGACGCGGGCCTTCCAGACCGTGCCTGCGGCGATGCGGGAGGAACTGCCGGAGATCCTGCAGGAGTACGGCACCAACTTCCGGGCCCTCGGGTTCTCGGGAGAGGAGTCGTTCAACCTCCTCGTCGCGGCTGCCGAGCAAGGGAAGTTCGCGCTCGACAAGACCGGCGACGCCCTGAAGGAATTCACAATCCGCGGCTCGGACATGTCGACCGCCTCGACGGACGCGTTCAAGGCAGTCGGCCTCGACGCCGCTGAGATGGCGAAGCAGATCGCGGCCGGCGGAGAAGGTGCGCAGGAAGCACTGCAGGCCACCGCGCGTGGACTGCTCGAGATCGAGGATCCGGCGGAGCAAGCGAACACCGCGATCGCCTTGTTCGGTACCCCGCTCGAGGATCTGTCGATCGACCAGATTCCCGCGTTCCTCCAGGGTCTGACCGGCGCAGAGAACGCGATGGCCGGATTCGCAGGGTCCACACAGGAGATGTCGGACACCGTCAACTCCGGACCGAACCACGCGATGACGGTCCTGAAGAACACCATCCAGTCCACGATCACCGACGGCATCGGAGCCGCGGCGCAGTTCCTCGTCGAGCACGCGGACCTGTGGAAACAGATCGGCGCCGTCGTCGGCGGTATCGCATCGGCGACCCTGCCCGCGATCTGGTCTGCCCTGCAGACCGGCGTCGGCATCCTCGGCGAAGTCGCCGGCGCTGTCGCCGGTGTCGTCAACTGGTTCCGCGAACACGAGGTCGTGGCAGGCATCGTCGCCGGTGTCATCACCGTCGGGCTCCTTCCGGCGCTGACGTCGATGACGATCGGCTTCGCGACCTCGGCGGCGAGCGCGGTCGCCAGCGGCGCAACGCTCACCGCGGTGTGGGTGTCGACGCAGGCCTCGGCCATCGCGTCGTCGGCGGCTCAGGTCGCAGCCCAGTACAAGACGGTCGCCGGGTGGGTTGCTGCCGGTGCGGCCGCGGTCGCCAACGGGGCGATTATGGTCGGCCAGTGGATCGCAGCCGGTGCCACTGCTACGGCGCAAGCAGCGATCGCTGCGGGCGCGTGGGTCGCATCGTCGGCGAAGACCGTCGGTGCGCTCGCGCTGCAGGGTGCAGCGTTCATCGCACAGCGCGCGGTGATGGTCGCAGGAGCTGTCGCGACAGCAACGGCGACGGCAGCGCAGTGGGCGTTCAATGCGGCACTGTCGGCCAACCCGATCGGCCTGATCATCGCCGCAGTGGCGGCACTCGTGGCCGGCCTCGTCTGGTTCTTCACCCAGACCGAAGTCGGGCAGCGAATCGTCACCGCAGCGTGGGACGCGATCCGGACCGGCTGGGACGCCATGTGGTCCGGCGTCTCCGCGGGCATCGACGCGTTCGGTGGCGCCCTGTCGTGGATCGGAACCAAGGCGACCGAAGCGAAGGACTGGGTCGTCGGCAAGTTCAACGAACTCGTCGGCTTCGTCACCGGACTACCGGGCAAGATCTCGTCGGCCGCGGCCGGCATGTGGGACGGCATCAAGAACGCATTCCGGACGGCGATCAACTACATCATCCAGGTGTGGAACGCCCTCGAGTTCCGGATCCCCGGATTCGAGGTCGGCCCGGTCAAGTGGGACGGGTTCGTTCTCGGCCTGCCCGACATCCCCACGCTCGCCACCGGTGGCGTCGCTGGACGGCGTCCTGACGGCACGTTATGGGGACCGGGCACCGGCACTTCCGATTCGATCCTCGGCATCGACACCCGCGGCGTTCCCACGGCGCGCGTGTCGGCAGGCGAGGGAGTCGTCAAGAAGTCGGCGATGGATGCGGGCGGCGACCGGGTCGTCGCGGCGCTCAACGCTGGTTGGCTCCCCGGCTACGCCGAGGGTGGCGCGGTGGTCTCGCCTGACCAACTGGTGAACTTCGCGAAGGGCGTCGAAGGGAAGCCGTACGTCTGGGGTGGCGTGAACTGGGGCGACTGCTCCGGCGCCATCTCGGCGCTGGCGAACTTCGCGACCGGCCGTGATCCGTTCGCGTCGCGGTTCGCGACGATGACCGAGGGCAGCGAGCTCGCAGCCCGCGGGTTCAAGTCCGGACTCGGACCGACCGGCAGCCTGCAGGTTGGCTGGTACAACGGTGGCCCGTACGGCGGGCACACCGCGGCGACTCTGCCGAACGGTGTGAACTTCGAGATGGGCGGCGCCCGCGGTGACGGCCAGTACGGCGGCCAGGCGGCCGGCGCCCGCGACCCGATGTTCACCGACCACGCGTACCTGCCGATGATCGTCGCGCAGCTCGTGCAACCGTCGGTCGAGCAGGTCGCGCCGATCCAGTTCCCGAGCGACAACGGCACGGTGACGATGCCGTCGACCGGCGGCGCAACCGGGGGAGCGACGACCGGAACGACCGGCGCCTCACCCTCGACCGGTGCGGGCGGCACGGAGGTCACCCAGACCTTCTCCGGCCGTGAACGGTTCAAGCAGTTCGGGGAAGAGCTCGGCGGTATCTGGGCGGACGCAGCGGTCGAGGCACTCGGTATCGGTGAGTGGCTCGACCTCGCGGACCGCTACACGATCAAGGCAGAAGGTGGCACCACCGCCACGGCCCCCGCACCGGACGCTGGCGCGTCGGCTGCACCGCCGGCGGCGCCGATGTCCCCTCTGGATCCGGCGAACGGGATCAAAGGCGACCTGAACATGGCGCCGTTCATCGAGCAGGCCCGCGGCTTCCTCAAGAGCGTCGGACTGTTCGACACCGGTGGCGTGTGGCAGCCGGGGACGTTGGGGTTCAACGGGTTGTCCGAGCCGGAGTACGTCCTCAAGGACGCGCACTGGAAGGTCGCGAAGGCGAACGTCGACAAGGTCGATCAGCTCGTCGGCGCGGGAGCAACGGCCGGTGGCGGCAACACGTACGTCACCAACGCGACGTTCCGCGACGAGGACGAGTACTACCGCCGCCGAGCACAAGAACAGCGGCTCGATATGAGGCGACACCTCGGGAGGTGGACTAGGTGAGAGATCGCGTCGACATCACGATCCTCGGCGCTGACGGCTCCGCGTGGCCGGTGGCCGGACGGTACGCCGGCCGCGCGGGCGTCATCATCTCCGAGAAGGGAGTCGACGGGGTCCTCGACGCACCGATCACGGTCATTCACGACTCGACTGTGAAGCAGGTCGGCGGCACGCTACGTGGCGTCGACTATCCGGTGCGCGACATGATCCTGCGGTTCTACGCGTTCGAGGACGAGTACCTCGGGCGCACCGGTGAGCTGGAGTCGCGGCTGCGGCAGGCGTTCGTCGCCGAGGCCGACCGGTGGGATCCGGACTTCCGGCCACCGCGGGTCAAGGTCGTCACGCCCCTGTCGGGGCCCCGCACGCTCGAGGTGTGGATGTCGGAGGCGCCGGACGTCGTTCTCGACGACGATCCGATCGAAGACGAGATGTTCGACGTCACCTATCAGCTGCGCGCGTATCAGCCGATGTGGCGGTCGAAGCCGGACATGCGGTTCTTCGAGACGTCCAGCTCGTCGGGTTCCGGCTTCATCGAAGTGTGGAACCCGACGGACCGGCCACTCGAACAACGCTGGGAACTCACCCGCGGAATCTGGACTCTGCCCGATCCGACATGGACCGGGCCGAAGGGTAAGCGCAAGCCGGGCGGTGCGTTCCCGAACCGGGTGCAGCCACTGCCGGAGATCACCGCCGCTGACGGTGGCGTGACGATCCAGATGGACCGGTCGAAGCGGCACGCCACATCCGCGACCGGCACGCCGTACGAAGCCCGGATGCAGGGCAAATGGCTGCGGCATGTCATCCCGCCGTACACCCCGAAGACGATGCTGCCGATCTCCGTGACCGGAGCGCCGGCGGGGGGTGCGCGCGCTGAGCTCCACATGGAACGCCTGTGGTCGAGAGCATGGGGGTTGGAATGGCGATAGATCTCGAGGCCTCACTCGAAGAACAGTGCGAGGCGATCTGGCAGGCCACGCTCGAAGCGGAGCGCCGCGACTGGGAGATCCGCAACGACGATCCCCTGGTCAAGCTCGCCGACGGCAATCAGGTCATCCGGCACCTCCTGCTCGACTATCACGAGCTGTCGTTCAAGGACATCGAGAACGACACAGGCTCGTGCACGATCCTGATCGACGCCGATCACTACGTCGCCGAATGGGTCCTCGACCAGGAAGGCCGGCGCAAGCGCGGCGAAGGCACGAACCTCCACATCGAGGTGGAGGTCGCGGGCGTCAGGTGGTCCGGCAGAGCTGAACCTCATGACGTCGAGGAAGGTGAAGACGGGCGCCGCTATCTGCGGCTGACGTTCCTGCACGAATACGAAAACCTCAAGTGGATCGACTGCTGGTCGAACCCGTTCCTGCCCGCGATCTTCCAGTTCCCGCGGATCTTCATCCTTGCGGGCCCGGCGATCTGGACGCTCAAGACCGCACTGTTCCTGAACCTGTGGCGCCTGTTCTCGGGCATCTGGCAGATCCCCGACGATCCGATGGACCCGTCGACATGGCTCGACGGGCTCAACATGTCGACGTGGGACATCGTCGTGAACCCGACGACGTTCTTCGAGGACATGGCGGCCGGCACCCAGTGGGCTGTGTTCGCCTCGCGGTGGGGAACATGGCACGACATCGCGGCCCCGATCCTCGCCGACGCTGAGCTGACCGTGGTGACGCGACGGTGGCGCACCGGCGATCCGGATCCGTGGCTCGGCGCGAATATCAAGGACGGCGCGCTGGTCGTCGACATCGTCGACAAGTCCGGCGCGATGACGGGCACGGCGCACGGCGGCACGATGTTCGACGGATTGTTCCGCACGATCCGCGAGTTCACCGCCGATTTTCTCGACACCACCGAGTCGCTGCTCACCGATTCGCCGACGTCGGATCTGTACGTGCCGGGGCGCGGGACGAAGAAGGCGTGGCCACACGTCTACTTCCCGAACGACTCTCCGGCTGCGGTGTCGAAGAAGTTCACGCAGGGGCCGTCCAAGGGCGTGATCATCAACACGGGTGGTCACTCGTTCCCAGGCGTGAACGAGACCATGTCCGCAGGCATCCAGGCCATCGGAGATATCGTCGGAAATGCGCTGCAAATAGGCAGCATTGGCGGATCTATCGATACCATCCTCAAGCCTTTCTACGAGGACACGGTCGCCGCCTGGGTCTCGGTCAAGATCCCACCTCGCATTGCGGCGCAAGGCAAGTCGCGCTACTGGGAAAAGCACATCGAGTCCGCCGGGAAGGCGTACACCCTGAGCACGCTCATGGTGATCCGCCAGGCGATGTACGAAACACGCTCGTTCCGTTCGGCGTCGATGCAGATCAAATCGGCCGAACCGTATGTGGCGGGCTGGCCCGGCACCGGTGATTTCTGGGTCGGCGATCGTCTGATCACCGATCTCGAAGGCATCTCGGATGAGCTCATCGTCGAGCGCGTCTCGCAGATGGAGTACACGCGCAAGCGTGGAGACCGCGGGAACTTCGGCGTCACCGTCGGACCGAAGCAGGACGAAGATCCGGCAGTCGCGATGGCGGCTCGGCTCGAAAAACTCAACGGCATCGCCAAGACACTAGGGGTGTTCTGACATGAGCGAGACAGTCGACCAGGGCGCAGAGAACCCCGTCGATGTACTGCAGGATCTGCCGACTCGGGAGAACTGTGATCCGAACAATCCCGAGGAAGCGTTCCTGTGGATGTTCGTCGGCCTGCCTGGCGTCAACGGTGCGTCGATGATCATGGGGCCGGACTACTACCGGCAGGTCTCGAAGCAGCTGTGGGAGCTCGGCGCTCGCCCGGTCGAGGAGCCGATCAAGCACCTCGACCGCGGGCAGTGGGTGTACGAGAATCCGGCGGACGAGCCGGAGCCGATCACCGATATGTACGCGCGCCTGGCGGCTCAGCAGCGAGCCGCCTACGAGGCGAAGCTGCGGGCGCGCGGCATGTTGCCACCCGAGGAGCAGTGATGGCGCCGAAGCGCGACGAGTACGCGCGCGAGATCCTGCGCGCCGGCCTCGACATGGGCATCACACCGAAGGGCATCGTCATCGCCTTCGCGACCGTGTCCGTCGAATGCGACTGGTTCATGTACGCCAACCGAGCCGATCCGGAGTCGCTGAAGTTCCCGCACGAGCGGATCGGCAGCGACTCGAGATCGAGCGGCCTGTTCCAGCAGCAGCCCCCGTGGTGGGGCACCGTCGCCGACCGCATGGACCCGTACCGGTCGGCGCGCATGTTCTTCGAAGCGCTGAAGAAGCTCGACTACAACAGCGACGCCCACACCCCCGGTTGGTATGCGCAGGCGGTACAGCGCTCGTCGTTCCCCGATCGCTACGACACCCGCATCGGCGAGGCGCGCGAACTCTACGAGCGCCTCGCCGGTGACATTCCCGAACCCGCGGAAGGACAACTTGTGCCCGCGTACACCATGAACGAGATCGACCTGACCGGGTCGCACGCCAGTCACAGCAGCCGCAACGGCGCGAAGCCCTGGCTGTTTGTCCTCCATACCCAGGAGGGCGGCGGCAACGCCGAGGGCCTGCACAACTACTTCAAGCGCGCGCCGGTGTCGTATCACTACACCGTCGACAACAGCACGCTCATCGGCTCGGTGGACACCGACCGGGCGTCGTGGTCGGTGCTCGACGCGAACCCGTACACGATCAACCTGTGCTTCGCCGGATCCCGGGCCGCACAATCCCGCGAGGAATGGATCGGCAAGTTCGGCAACGCCATCGACCTCGCCGCCCAGGTCGCGGTGCGCGACTGCCTCAAGTACGGCATCGACCCCCGCATCCTCGCCCAGGACTACACGGCGATCGGCCGACGTACGCAGGGAATCTGCGACCACTCCGGCATCACCTTCGGGCTCAAGATCGGCGACCACACCGACGTCGGCAAGAACTTCCCGTGGGACGTGTTCACCGACCGCGTGAACCACTGGCTGCACGGCAGCGGTTCGGCCACACCGCCCGCACCCGTGGGCAACGCCATCGACGCCGAGGCCGAGGTCGCGAAGGACTGGATCGGTAAGCGCCTCACCGACGGCGAGGGCGACGCGATCGACGGCGGCAAGTACGCCCACTTCGAGAACGGCTCGATCTACTGGCACCCCACCACCGGGGCATGGGCGATCCCCGCCGCGATCATGGAGCCCTACGCGGCGCTGCGGTGGGAGCAGTCCTACGTCGGCTTCCCGGTCGGCCGCCACACCGTGCTGGACGAGGGCGTAGTCCAGGGCTTCCAGGGCGGCGCCATCTACCGGAAGAACGGATACGGCGGCCACGTCGTCACCGGCATGATCCGCGCGTTCTGGAACCGCTCAGGCTACGAGAACGGCCGATTCGGCTGGCCGGTCTCGGACGAGATCTGGGCGAACGAGAAGGGCACCGTCCGCTACCAGAACTTCGAAGGCGGCCGCATCACCTGGTCCGCCGACGGCGTGGTCGGCACGCACGAGCGCCCCGGCTTCGACGCCATCACCACCGAGGAGAACTGACATGGCCGACGCAATCGAACTCATCGCCCGAGAAGTCGCAGGGAAGATGGGCGACCAGATCGAGGCCCGCATCCAGGAGGCAGTCAAGGCTGCTTCCGATCGGGTGCAGGCCGAGGCCCAACGTCGCATCGAATCGGCCGTGGCCGAGGCGTCGACGATCGCTACGCAGGCTGCCCTCCGCGCTATCCCGACGCAGGCGACTGGCGAGTTGGTCGTCGACGAGCTCCCGGGTGTGGACGCAAAAACCGATGCGAAGGACCGCGCGTGGCGCACGCTCGCGCAGGGCCTGGTCGTCACTGTCCTCCTCGCGATCATCACCGCCTTCGGTACCGCAGTCGCGGCTCCTGAGTTCGACCTCCTCACGTGGGACTCGTGGCGGGCAGCCGCGACGGCCGGCGGGACCGCCGCGGTGATGGCAGTCGCTGCCTATATTCAGCGGCTGATCTCGCCGCCGAAGGGGCGATGATGCGAGGACTCAAGATCGTGTCCGGGGCGATGGGCTGCTCGGCACTCACTCTCTCAGTGCTCTACCTCGGGCCACCGTCGCTCGTACGACGTGACGGCATCGGCCCTCAGTCGACACTTGTGCAGGTCATTGACGACATCGCCCCGATTTTCCCGCTGCTGTTCCTCATAGCGGGCGGGCTCGTGCTCACCTCCACTCTGCGCACGCGAGGGGTGGTGATTGCGCATGGGGTCGCAGCGGGCGTTTGGATGTTCTACGGCCTGCTTCTCCTGCTGGGCTCGATCTTCCTGGAACCTCCGGCGCCCGTACTCACGGGAACCATCTCGATCTGGGCGGCAGTAATGCACTGGGGCATGTCCCGGGCATGGGCGGATAGAGGAGTCAGATGACGGCGACAGAGCTTATTGCCATCCTCACCGCCAGCGCGGGCGCTATCGCCACAGGCGTCGGCACGATTCTCAACAGTCGGCGTGCTGGTGCCGACGATCAGATCAAGGCGATGCGTGCCCAGATCGCGAAGCTTGATCGCTGGAAGATCGTGGCCCGTCACTACATCGCTCAGCTTCGAGGGGAGCTCGCGGACCGGGGGATTCAGTCTCCGGAGCCGCCGCCCGAGCTGGAACTGTACGGGGGTGATCGAGGATGACGTCACCTAACGGCGGCGTTCCTTCCGGCGGTATTACCGGCTCGGGCGGCATGGCCTCGCACGCCCGCACGACCGAAGGGCAATGGCGAGACTCGATCTACAGCCAGGTCGAGGGCCGGTACGGGAAGGTCAACAGCTTCGGGGATCTGATTGGGCAGTGGATCCTCAACATGATCAACAACTTCATCGGTGATCTGCTCGATGCGCTGGACGGGATTACGTTCGGGATCTTCAATCTCGATGATCTCGCGGACCGATTCCGGGGCACCGAAGCCCGTCTCGACCGTGAGGTGGTGCGGCTCGACAATCGCATCGACCAGATCTCCGACGAGCTCGGCGTCGTGCAGATCGCCACGTACGGATACTCGGATCGCTGGTGGAAGCCACCGGGCGCGTACGGCGATATCATCCTCGACGCCATCGGTGGGGCCTCGGGTGGTGGCCGGTCGAACAACGGCGGATCCGGCGGCACCTACCGCGGTGGCCTCGGCGGCTGGTCGGGCGGCTGGGACAAGAAAGTTCTTCAGCACGACCAGTGCCCGCCGTACATCGACATCGTCGTCGGTGAGACCGCGGCTGGCGCATCCAGTGACGGCGGGCACGGCAGCACCGGAAAGACCACCACGTTCTACGCCCCGGACGGCACGATCCTCGCGCAAGCCACCGGCGGCAGTTCGATCAACAAGCAGTACGGATCAGGATCCAACACCTATCGAGTGCGCGGTGGCGCCGGCGGCATGAGCGGTACCACCGGAGGCGACGGCGGGGCGGGTTCATTCGATCCAGGCGGCAAAGGCAACCCCGCGACCGGTGGTGGCGGAGAAGGCGAGAACGGTCTCAGTGTCCAGGCCGGAAAGATCGGAGTCGGCTCGGGTGGCGGAGGCGGCGCGCAGGCCAGCATTACCGGCAGCGGCGGTAAGGGTGGCGACGGTGGCTGGCCCTCGGGGCCCGGTGGCGGTGGTGGCGCCTATATCAGCTTCGGTTTCGCAGGCAACGGCGGAACCGGATCCGCGGGCGCCGGCTACATCTCGACCCGGATCAGCGAAACGCGAGTCACCCCGCCCTCGGTGCCGTCCGGTCTCGCCGCCTCAGCAGTGACCGCGACGTCCGCCACGATCAACTGGGCTGCCTCGACCGACGACTTCGGTGTCGACCAGTACGAGGTGCTCGTCAACAACGTGGTGCGCGGCTACACCGAGTCGACCAGCTTCCCGCTGACCGACCTCACCCCATCGACGACATACACCGTGAAACTGCGCGCTGTCGACGACAACGGCAACTGGTCAGCGTTCTCGACCGTCCTGAACTTCACCACGACTGCATAGGAGGGCATTGATGCCTACAGCACTACAGGTCGCCGACGGGCTCGGCGGATGGGCCGGACCCGCGACCCTCTACCGCGTCGACCCGCCCATCGAGGGCAAGGATCACCTGCTGCTGTTCCATCAGCCGCCGATGTATGGGCAGGTCGGCCAGATGGTCGTGCTGCTCGCGGATGAGGACGCGCAGGTGAAGGACTCCCGCCCGACGCATGGGACGCACGCGACGAACGATCCGAACCATCCGTTCACCCTGCAGATGGCCGGCGGCTATCGGCTGGTGGACTCGGTCGACGAGATGGGGGCGTGATGCACTCAGGGACAACGGATGTCGAGGGACAGTGAGTGCAGGGATGATTCCTGCCCATCGATCGCGAAGTGGAACAGGTAGCGCCCCGGGCCCTCGGTGACAGGGAAGGTCGGCTGGATCCACGTGAACCGATTCGTTCCAAGGTGGGCGACCGTGAGATCGACAGGCACCGCGCCCTCGCCGAGGTGTTGCCCTGACGGACCGTAGACGGTCAGGCGCACCTTCTGCACGGTTCCGGCGTCGTCGGGTGCTGCCTGCAGTAGGGCGACGGCAAACAGGGTGATCGACTCCTGTCCGGGGTCGAGTTCCCACCAGTCGAGCACTCCGCCTTGAACGTTCAGCTTCTCGTTTTCGACGAAGACGTGCGTAGCCAGGAATGCGCCGGTCAGTATCATCAGCTCATCGACTCCTCAGTAGTCGGTCACACCCCCGGAGAGTGGCTGCTCTCGCGGGGGTCCACATTTTCAGGAGGCTACATGCCCACCCCGTCATTCCATGGGAGCCAGCGATGACGACGATCACCGGCACCACGATCAAGAACGTCGCCAACGGATTATCGAACGGCGACATCACCGTCGAGTCCCCACAGCCGCGCGGCCGGGCGGGCACGTTCATCGACACCGGGGCGAAAACCGTCGAGGTCGTCAACGGCACGTTCGCGCCGATCGAGGTCGAGCCGGGCCCGATCCTGGTGACGATCACGACCGAGGGTGCGCACACCGTGTTCGAGGCGCTCGTGCCCGACTCCGGGAACGTCGACCTGTGGGCACTACGCGAGCAGACCTACTCCTACACCGAGCCGGTGATCTCCGAGGTGGCCGAGCTGGTGCAACGCGCCGAAGCCGCGGCCGACCGCGCCGAGCAGGGCGGCGGAGGAGGGTCGCTGACCGAGGTGGCCGGCCGCCCTGGTGTCTTCCAGTACACGGCCGGACTGTTGACCGAGATCCCGGAGCGCCCGGGCGTATTCCAGATTGGAGCCTGACATGGCGTTCCTTCCCGTCGGTGTCGACGAAAACAACAAGTTCCCGCCTGCCGTCCAAGCGGACCTGAATGCCACTTATGTGCGGCCAGGAGACAGCACATTCGCCCCGCCGGTGGCATCCATCCAAGCGACTCCCGAGCTCGGCTACGTCGCACCGGTCATGCCATCACCCCCGACCCTGACGGTAGGGGCGCACGCAGGCGCGGCCCCCTATACAGGGATCACGCTGGCGGCGGACACCACGCAGGTAACGCGCAAGGCCGGCCGGTATGGAACCCAGTTCATCGACAGCAAGAACTGGCTGCAGAACTACATCAACAACCCATCGACGTCCCGATCTCAGGGGGATATCGAATTCACCTTCTCGGGATTGAAGTTCGCCGTTCATGTGAACGCACTGTTGACGACGGGCGGAATCCGTTTGTGGGTCGATGGACAGCTGTATGCGGCTGCGCCACTGGTTACCCACACCAGTGGCGCGTCCCGCAGCCAGAACTGGGTCACGGTCGAATTCTCCGCATCGTCCGTCCGGAGGATCCGCATCGAGTTTCCGTCGTCCCTCTTCGGAGGATTGAACTACGAGTCGACCGCCGCAGCGACGCCCATCGTCGGAAGGCCTCGTCGTGTGGCGGTGTTTGGGGACTCGTGGGCGGCCGGTACATCCGACCTCGCCGTTCACGACGCCATCTACTCCAGACTCGGCTACGAACTCGGGTGGGAAACCGCTCGGCTTGGTCACGGAGGATCGGGATACATACAAACTGGCTCTGGCTCGGGCCTCCCGTACACCGCGGCGGAGCGTCTCTCGGAGCTCGTTGCGTACCAGCCCGACTACGTCGTCATCATCGGCTCGCTTAACGATGACGCCCAGAGCGCGTCCGCGGTCGGCGCCGCAGCCGAGGCGTTGTACGCGAGCATTGCCGCACAGCTGCCCACAGCGCGGCTCATAGTCGTTGGGCCTCAGGCGACCAAGTCGACTGTGCCAGCGTCGCGACTGGCGAACCGTGACGCCATCAAGGCTGCTGCTCAGAACGCGGGGAACGTGGTTCGATTCATCGACCCGATCGCTCTCGAATGGATCACCGGATCGGGCACTGTCGCTGCTCCCGCCGGTGACGGAAACGCCGACCAATACGTGCTCGCGGACGGGCTACACCTGAATACGGCGGGCGCGTCCTACTGGGCTAACCGTCTTGCCATCGAGATCCTCAGAGTCGGCTGACGCCGACGACTCGACCTGCGGTGACGTCGGCAGAGTAGCCCACGCGAGCAGCGCGGGAAGCCAGTAGTACGCCTGCTCGAAGAACGCGGATGTGAGGGCGAACGCCATGATGGTGACCAGGACGGCGGCTGCGGTGCCGTTCGTCCTGGTCCGCATCGCCCGGAGCGCGACCACGATGATTGCGAGGATCATCGCTCCGATAGCAGCGGCCAGGAGGATTCCGCCCTGGTACCAGGCTCGGAGGAACACGTTGTGGACGACGGTGACGTTGTCGAATGAAGCCGCGTAGGCGGCGTCGAGTCCGACTCCGAAGAGCGGGCTGTCCTGAATCGCCTGCCACGCGTAACCATAGGTGTCGCCACGAATGTCGAGGGTGCTGACCGCCTCAGTCTGGCCGGTGACCTGCAAGTACCGATCGAGGGGTGTGCGGACATTCTCGCCGAAGTCCGTGTAGGTGAGGGCAAGCCAGAAACCGATGCCCACCATCACGGCCGTCTTGATGATGGTCGCGGTCTTGATGCGGAAGCTGACGGCCATGATCACCAGCCCGAGGAGGCACGCGGAGAGTGCGCTGAGGCTGCCGGACGCGATGATGCCCGCGAGGTTGATGCCCGCGATCACGATCACCAGGCGCCGGCGCTCGGTATTGAGGAATGCTTCTCGGAAGCACAGCAGGAACGCGATGCCGCCCATGAGCGCGAGGACGTTCGGGTGACCCGCAAGGCCGGGGGCGCGGTCGTTCACAGCTTGATTGCCAAGCACTGGCGTCCCGGCGATCTGAGCGATGCCGGCAACCGCTGACGCGGTCTGTGTGATGAGGAAGGCTTTCGCGACTCGCCGGACGAACATCGGATCACGCAGCACATTTGCCCGCATCACGAAGGCGCCGAGACAGAGCAGGACAAACATTTGGGCGCCGACGAACACGTTGCTGCTCACCGACGCGAGGTTTGTGGCGGTGAGGATGGCCACGATGGTGGCGTATCCACTGAAGATCCACAGTCCAGCGAGGTAGGGGCGAGCGACGATCCCGAACGCGGCGGACGCGACGAGTAGCCCCAGAGCTCCGAACATCCACGCAGCCGAAACCGATCCCGGGAGGGTGCGGTAGAGCGGTAAGAGGAAGGCGATCGCCATCCATACGCAGGTGAGCAGAGGTAGTCGGGTGCGGTCTGCGGGCAT